ATATAGAAGTACCACATTTAGTATGATCAGATAAATAAACAATCACAGTCAAATCAACTGGATCGTCACAATGTATCCAACCTTCATTACAAAACTCTTTTCCTACTTTTTGAAAATAACACTCACCCGATGAGTAGTGTAATCTTTCATACATTGTAGGGTATAATGCAGCCAACATTTTTCTTCCAACATGTCTATGAAATTCTTTATTTACAAAAAATAAATTTTCAGTTCTAGCTCCAGGCCATCTACCATTATCACAATCTATGTATTCTAAAGACAATGCAAATTCTTTAACCTTTTGTGGGTTTTTAAAAAAATTATCTATGCACATTGTAGGATACATCATTATATTCTCACATCCGTATTTATAACACATCTATTGCTGTGTCTAGGTTGACTACCGCTATGCCAATAAGAACCATCAAAAATTACCATACGTCCTTGTTTAGGTTTTATTTTTTTTTTAATTTTGTTTTTTTTAGCATCTTCAAATATTACAGTATCTCCATCACTATCATTTACATAATATAAGAATGCAGTATGTTTTTCTAAAAGGTCAATATGTGGGCTATCGACATAACGACCTTTGATAATGTTTTCAGATAATGGAAATTGTAAAAAAGCTCTACACTGTATAACAGCTGCTTTCTCTATTTTTAATTTATTAAGTGTTGCAGATATTAAACATTCAATTGTTTTAAAACCATCACTAGATACTTTATTATTTAAAATAAAATAATGAGACAAACCAGGTTTTCTTTCATCTGGATTATCTAAAATAGAAACATCGTTTATATAATACCAAGGAAAATAATTACTAAAAACATATTTTTTAATAATGTTTTGTTGTTTTTTAGATACTATATTATCTATTATCTTTATCATTTCTGTATTTCTACAGAATAATATAACAACGTATTTAGTTTAAATCAAGTATTAAGAACTTATTTTATCCCAAGTAAGAGTGTCTTCATTCCAATCATAGAGATCTCTTAAAGGAACTTCTTCTCCAGCTTCGTTAACACCCATTCTACCATCATCATACGTTTCTGGACAAGGTGTAGGGGGTTCCCACAAATAAGTAGTTGTATTGAGAGTCCAAGAATTTAAAAATCTATCATTTACATCATCATACGGCACAGGAGCATGAAAAGCATCTGCTTCTTGATTATAGATATAACCTATTGCACCATAATTTTTTCTAAATGGTGTTCCTCCTGATAAATGTTCTCCACCAAGTGTGTTATAAGACGTTTGTTTCCAAACAGCTGTAGAGTCTTTGTAAAGATCATGTAAAAATTCTATACCTTTACTTTCTTGTTCAACATTGTTTTCATCAAGTAGGACTGAATTATTTACACTAACTACTTGAGTAACAACATTGTTGTCGTCTAGTTTTGAAAAATATGCCATTACGCAGTATAGCTCCCTGAATCATTAAATACCATTACTGTACAACTACCACATGTAGAAACACTAGGACTACCAGAAGTAGTTGATGTATAATCTGCAGTTGGTACTCTTAAAATGACAATACCTTTTCCACCACCAGAACCTACTCCATTGTCAGAGTGACCGCCTCCGCCGCCACCTCCGCCGCCGGTATTGCTTCCGCCTGCTTGAGATGATTGGTGGTTACCTGAACCTTGGCCTCCGCCGCCTGATCCACCTGCTGGTGCTCCACAACCGCCTTTGGCTCCGCCGCCACCACCTCTAGTAACAGATGATCCACTAGAAGATGAAGCTAAACCTGTTCCACCAATTACGTTATTTGATCTTGAAGCAGCTCCGCCGCCTCCACCGGATTCTCCTCCTCCGGCTCCTTTAGTTCCTTGATTGGCTGTACCACAACCAGATTCACAAATACCGGTACCGTGACCTCCGCCACCTCCGGATCCGCCATTATTTCCTGTTTGGTTGTTAGAACCTCCACCGCCACCACCGACTGTAGATATACATACTCCGCAACCTGAAATACTAGAAGCAGTTCCTGTTTGCCCTGTATGAGAAGATCCTCCACCGCCGCCACCGACTGTGACTGTGTATTGTTCGCCTCTTACTAATTCAACAGTTGATTCTGTTGAGTTAGAAGCTCCTGAATTTTCTGAAGCAAAAGAATTTCGGTAACCTCCGGCTCCGCCGCCTCCGCCACCAATTCCTGATGAAGAGCCTCCTCGGCTTCCGCCTCCGCCACCTCCAGCAACAACTAAATATTGTAATGTTACGGGAGAAGCGCTACCACCGGAACCAAATCCTAAGATTTGATATCCAAAACTTTTACCTTTTCTATTAGAAATATTTTTTGTGTTTTTACCTGCTGTAAGTGCAGTGTCTATTTTTCTCATACTATACTCCTATTATGCGTCGTTAGCAGCGTCAGTAGTGAAGAATAATTTGATACCTAATAGTCTTGCATCAGCATTTAAGTCGTCTGCTGATACGTCTCTTGATATTTGAAAGAACACCTGCTCGTCTGTGCTCGGTGAACCTGCAATAGTTACTGCTCCACTTTCATTCGCTACGTCTAAATCGTTTGATGTTCCACTATGTGCTTTAGCTGTTGCAACAACTTGTGTTCCAAAAGCAGTATTGCAAGAATCATTATCTGCTATAGCTACGCCAGATAATCCCCATGCTGTAGTTCCTGTATCTGTTGATGTCGCTGTGAAAAAAGCTTGGAAAGTAACTGTGCCTTCGTTCCATGATTTAGGAAATGCAACAGCAAATTGTGCAAACTCATCTGAATCTTTATCAAAATCTAAAACTTTAATTTCAGGACCATTTGATAATTCTACTTGAGCAGCTTCTGCTCCGTTAGTTGAATTAGGGTACATTGCAACAGCAGGAACCCAAATAGTTTCTTTACCTGCAATTTTAACTGCTGAAGATCCTGATTTAAGAACCCCTGATCCTTTAGGGTTTAGATTTATATCAACATTAGTCTCTCCTGTTGCTGATAAAATTGGACCGTTTCCAGTTGCTGCGTTAGCTAAAGTAAATTCATTAACCGCTGAACTTGTTGCAGTAAGATTAACTAATTCATTTCCGTTTGTATCTGATATTTTTGTTCCTATTACAGGACTAGTTAAAGTTTTGTTTGTTAAAGTTTGTGTTCCAGTTGTTGTGACATCCCCATCTCCAAAAGCTAAAGTAATAATATCAGGGTTAGTTCCATCATTAGCTGATGCAAAAATTAATTGATCGCCTTTGTCTGTAGCTGAAAAAGTAAAAGAATCACCAGATCCAGATACATATTTAAATTGTACTGTGTATGCACCTGATGTTGAATTTCTTAAAAAATAAAAAGTTTGAACATCTAAAGGTATTGTTACAATTTGATTTCCTGTAATTGTACCTGTGAATTCAATCATTCTGTGAGATAATACAGCTCCAGTTGATCCATCAGAAACAGATAAAGTTGTAGTTTGTGCACCACCAGCTATTGATTGCTGAGTAAATCCACCAGAAATTTGTTCTATAAGTTGTAAATTAGTATTAGTCTTCGTTCCCCATGTACCGGCATTTTCACCAGTTGCTTGAAGTTCTACCCCTAAAGGTGTGTATGTTGATGCCATAATTTTTATCTCCTATGCAGCGTCAGTATAACTTGTATTTGAGCCTGTTGCAACATCTGTATACGAAGAATTTGACCCTGTGTCAACATCAGAATATGCTTGAATTCCAAAGCCAGAAGCGGTGCCAAAACCTGCTACAGAAGAAGTTATTTGTTGTCCAGATAATCCCACTGACATTTCAGTTGGTGATATAGATCCTACAGATAAAGTTCCTGATTGACCACTTGGTCCTACAGTCATTTGATCTAAAGATATTGATCCAGCAGATAGTGTTGCTGAAACACCTGTTACTGGTATAAATTCTATAGTGCCTTCTATTGTTTCTCCAACTGATCCGGTTATTTCTTGACCTGTTGGTACTACTACAGACGTTAAATCAAATGCTGTGGTGCCTACAGATAAAGTTCCTGATTGACCAGATAACCCTAGAGTTATTTGATCTGGAGTTATTGATCCAACTGAACTAGTTATGGATACACCTTGAATTTGTTCTGGTATATCTAATTGAGAAGGAACGGCTGATGTAATTTCTTGTCCTGTTAATCCTACTACATCTGCAGGATTTACAGTAAACATTCCCCAACCATTATCGCCGTAAGATGCATTACTCCATCCATTAGCACCTAGGTCTGATGTAATTGATTGACCATCTAATTCTACTGTTAAACCATTAAAGCCCCATGATTCAAAGTTCCAAGTATCACCTCCCCAACCTTGTTCTGGAAACGCTGTAATTTCTCCAACAGAAGTAGTTATTGCTTGACTTGTAGGAATTATAATAGAGCCATTAAAACCCCAAGACTCAAAATTCCAAGTATCACTACCCCAACCTGATTCTGGAAATGCAATAGCATCTCCTAACGAAGCAGTTAATGAAAATCCACTTACAGATACAACGGGACTAAAACTGTCTCCGTATGGTTCTAATGACCAGCCATCTCTACCCCAACCTTGCTCTGGAAAAGATATTAAAGTACCTAATTCTGTTGTAATTGATTGACCAGTTAATTGTACTACTTCATCGGTAGCTTGACCCCATGATCCACCTGTATTCCATGCATCAACACCCCAACCACTTGTAAAAGGTTCAGTTGTTCCCCAACGACCTGTACTCCAGGTTGTTCCTGACTCATTCCAAGTGTTGGCCATAAGGAGAACCTCCTTATGCTAATCTTATGATTGCGTTAGATGCGTCTGCTGCTGGAAATTGAATTGTAAATGTTCCGCTAGAAACTGTTTTGTCACCACCAAAGGCTACTACTGCAACAGCTTTGTCAGATTGCGTATCATTATAAATTAAACAACCATTAGCCGTGAATGATGCTGAAGTAAAACTAACATCGTTAAAATCACAAACCGCTGTTGATGAATCCAAAGTTGGAGTTACGCTTGTAAGTGTAGCTCCACCTGCAGTGTATGCAGATCCAGATGTATTTGATATTTCGTTTGAAGTTGAATAAGCAGTCGTGCTAGCTCCTAAAGATGCAGAGCTTGTATACAAAGCTATTTTAAAAGTATTACCACTAGATGCAGTAAAATTGTGTGTACCAACTAAAAGTTCTTGTTTAAAACTATTACATATTGCCGATGTTATTGCCATAATTTATTCTCCTATTACGGTGTCGGTGAAGGAACTGGAATACGAACTGTACCGTCTGTATAATCGTCCCTTTTACGTCTACCAATTTGCTCTGCAGCAAACTTCTGTACTTCCTGTTTATACTTTTGTTCATATAATGTCAACATATCCATTGGACCTTTTAAGAATCCATATGCTTCTACTAGACATGCATATAATAGCCCATTTGGAAAATATAGGCTAATATAGGTCGTTGTATTTGAGCTTGATAATCCATCTGGAACAGCCTCGTAATGTATTTTAAACTTAAATGTGCTACTAGGGGCCGGAGCTAACATTAAACGGCCTGACGTGGTATCTGTGACGCCTGTAGCACCACCAAACATAGCGTAATATTTAGGTGTTCCCGTTGAAGTTTCTGCTGGAATATACTCTTGTAAATAAGTCTCGTCTTTTTTCTCTAACCATGTATTAGCTCCTGTGGCTACTGATGTCGACTCATAAACCTGAACGCCTTTTACAAATAAAGTTTTTGCTGGTACATTTATGGTTGTTTGTCCGGTAACTAAATTACCAATTTTTTGTTTTTTATATGCATCAATTGGCACATCTCTTAAAATTTTAAATTCTGCATCTTCAATAATTCTATTAATAATAGCTGCTGTTAATACATTAGCATCTACTTCTGTGTAGTTTCTAATATCTGTTACTAAATTATCGTAAGTAAATCCTGCCATTATGCTGATAGTGTTACCGGACCAGCCGATAATTCTCCTCCTCCAATATTTGTATTTGCAGTTGATGTTCCTGCAGCTACAAATGTATAATTATTAGCATCAACTTTAGTAATTGTAAATCCCGCAGATTTATTTATATCTGCTGTTGTTATACCAAAACTACCTTCACCGTTTCTAAATCTAACTACATCGCTTGTAGATCTACCGTGATTTTCTTCAAATACAGTTACTGTCGTAGATCCAGTTGTAATTTTAAATGGGTTTAAGGTTAATACTCTTGCAACAGCTGGTTCTGTTCTTGCAGGTCTTGCGTTTAATAAACCTTGTGGATCTGCTGAATGTGCTCTAGGTTGTAATTGTGGGTGTTTTTTTTCAAACTCAGATATATGCACACGAGAACCATTCCACTCTATAACCATTTCAGAATATGGAAACTCCATACCTGATCTGTCGGATATAAATTTTGCATATTTACCTGATGATAACGCCATTATGCCTCCGGATAATAAACTTTTGGACTTATAAATGTACTAGATGGAGAACCATCTTCCGATAAAGCTCTTTGGAATTCATCTTCGTACAACATTTTCATTTGTTGAACCATTTGTGGTTTAAATTTTTGTGCTAAATAAAAAGCTAAACCAGATGCCATACAAGGTACAAACCTATAAGGAACATCTGTAGCGTTAGTGTAGTCACCTGCATCTTGAATTCTTTTCACATAATAAAAATTTATAAATTTACCCGCTTCTGTAGAACCAGGTGTAAGATATAAAGTAATTGTAACTCTATCAATTAATCTTTGAACAAAATATTGTGTAGGTTGACCTGTAGCTGTTTTATTTGATAAAGCTTGATATTGTGATCTATTTATTTTTGTAAGAGGAGAGTCTACATTTGAATTTCTAAACGTAGCTTCTAAGATGTCGTCAACACCATAAATAGCCGTATCATCAGAAGTTCCATCACCTGTAGATCTAAACATTGTATACACTGATTGATCTGCAACTAACGTAATATTATTGTTTGCAACTTGCCAATAATGAAGGCCACGATTAGCCCACTCTTGAAACATTATATTTAAAGATCTTCTTGCCATACGTAACTGGTTACCAGATACGCCTTGCATACCTATTCTCTCATAAGCTTCTTCGATTATTTCATCGATAGCAAAAGTTTTATCAAACGTTGTTGTTCCCGAGGTAGTGTTAGCCATTTAACCTCCTACTTGTCAATCAATAAAGTCGCTGCATCTATGTTTGTAATAGTAGATACTTTCATTCCACCTGGAAATAATATTCCGTCTTCAGGAATGTTCATTGAAAAAACATCTCCAGTAGGAACGTCAGCTTGAAATAAAGTTGTGCTGTCTGTATTGTCTTGAAGAATTATAGTTCCTGCACCGCCACCGTCAGATGCTAAAACGATTCCTCTAAGTCTAGTTCTTCCAGCAAATACTGCTCCTGTAGCTGTAACTCTAACTGATTTTACATCACTCTTCATAATTTTATATTCTCCTTAAATTTAAATGTGGGCCCGAAGGCCCACACTAAATTAATTATTAACTATCTGCAAAAGGTGTTGCTTCAGTACCTGTACCGATCAACACAGCTTCTACTAAATATACATTGTCTTCAAGTGCAGTGATAGTAACTGTACTACCTTTATCTCCACCTGTAGTTCCACCGTTCATGCTTATAACATCGTTTGACGCTGCTGGTGCGAATGTATTGTTTGTACCGTCTGCAACATTAACAACAGTTGCGTGACCAACAAATTTGTCAGTTCCGTCTGTTTTAATATCACAATCTGTACAATCTGTGCCTACAAAAAACTTGTAAACAGCTCCTAATTGATTATTCGCATTAGGATCATTGTCTCCAGCTGTAGCACCTTTGCTATCTGCTTTGATTGTTGGAAGTGTGATTGCACCATCTGCATCATTTACTTTGATAACTTTACCTGCATGAGCAGCAAAAGTTAAAGTAGTTTCTGATGTAATGTTTACAACCGCATCAGGTCCCGCAGTAACAAATCCTCTTAAAGATTTTACTGGTCCTGAAAATGTAGTTTGTGCCATAGTATTATCCTCCTAGTTTCGTTTATGTAGTCTCTAGGCCGTCGACTATACGCGTCTACATAAACTTATTTGTATAGTAATTATTCTATATACTAGATTTGATTAGAGCGCAAGAGAGCCTGTAATGTGGATCGGAATTTTCCAACGATGTAGCTTTTTATTTAAGTAGCTACAGAAACTTGTGGTTCAGAGCCTTCTATCTTATTTCGCAGATGCTCTCTTTTAGCTTCTGCAAGTTTTATATGGCTAATTACTTCTCTGACTTTTCGGTCAATCTTAACCATATTAAGAGTATATCTACCCTCTTTAAGATGCTCCTGTTCCCACTCTAAGTCCAGACCCCTCTTCTCTGTGTAAAGGGTCTCTAGATGTTGTTGCATCGATAACTTCCTCATAAGTTATTCTCTTTACTCTTGGATCATTCATTTCTCCAAGATGTTCCCATTTTATATCACCTTTTCCCAATTTGTCAATAATAGCATTTTCAATGTCTAATGGAGCATCAACGCTGTTTATTATAAAATCAGCATGAAGTTGATATGCAAAGATTTGTACTCTGAAGTTTTTAGGGTGCATTTTTCCTTTCTATTTAGTGATTGTGGCGGAACTATGTCCCGCCACAAAATTATATATTAAGCACCTGGTGATGCATAGATACCTCTAGGGTCAGATACGCCAAATACGTATCTTTCTCTAGCTTTGTATCTAACATTGCCAGTATCAAAATCGCCTTCCATTTTTGTAGTTAATGGAGCTCTTTCCATATGCTTCATTCCATTTGGTACATCTGTAGTGATGTAGAACGCATCTGTGTCAGTTAAATAGTGGTTAACTGTGTATCCACCAGGAATCATTCCCATAGATACAATTGCGTTAACATCGTTATCAGCTGTAGCCGTTCTCTGTGCAGATTTCATTAATCTCTCTGCAGTAAATTGTAATGCAGATGGGATTATCATCTTCACAGCTTTGGCAGCGATCTTTAAACCTCTTTCATCAGTAAGAGCAGAGATATCGATCATTGCTTGTTCTAATGAAGTTTCGTTTAAGTCCGCAGCAGTTGACAACGTATTACTGAAAGTTCCAGCAACAGTTGGGTGCGAAGTGTTGAAAAGAGTTACACCATCACCTGAATTGAAAGATCCAGATGGTAAACCATTGTTTAATGGTGCAGCTGCTTTAACTTGTTTAGTTTGAGCCATAGATCTTGCTAAAGCTTTTGTATATCTAGACGCAAGTCTGTCATACAAATTGTCCTCAATAGCTTCCTCAGTG